TCCTGATTCATTGTTTATGTAACTTGCTTGTGATTCTTCTAGTAAATATACTTCTTTTTGTTTTTTCTTTTTAGTCCATAAAGTTGTATCAGGACAATTCATTTTCTCTAATGATGGCAGATCTAATTTGTTTAACCAAAATATGTACATAGCTTTCGGATCAAAAACTAAATACAGTTTGTGCACATCTTCATTTATTAACATTAATTTATCATACTTTAATTTTTCAAGCATTTTGGTTTCATAATATGTATGTCTGAATTTCATTTCAATAACACACTTATTATTTTTTGGTGTTAAACCTCTTGCGTCAAAATGTTCGTATGATCCTCCACTCCATTCAAGATCCCAACCGTCTATGTTTAATATTTTAACTACTGTTTGTTCCCATCTATGTACTTCCTTTATACCCATTTTTATAAATAACATTTAGCTCATTTACAAACAACTGTATCTGTCCCTTAATATGCTCTCCTCTACAAGTGCATAAACTTTCTAATGCGTGGTTAAAATACTTTGCGTGTAAATTTTCGATTAATCTTAGTTCGCTTTCTGCTATTGTGTTGTTTTTTACTCCCTTAAATTTTGACCATTGATCGTAGTCAATCTTTATCATTTGTACTTTTTGTGTCATCTTTTAATCTGTATTTTATTTAGATCATCTTTTCGTTTATCGCAACCACAATCTTTATATCCAAAAAACTTAGATACAGCTTTTGCAATTCTTTTACCATACCCAAAAGTTACAAAATTAATTATTCTTTCTACTATGTCCCCTAGTCCAATCGTATTTTTCATATTCTTTTTTTATAAAATCCTTTACTTTAATGTATGTATTTCTTAATGACACATAACTAATATTAGTATCTCTACTTAGTTCTGATATTTTTCTACCATCAGATATTAATTCAAAGATTGCAATATCATACCATACTAATTTGTTTTCATAACTATCAGTAAATTCTTCAAGTTTGTAATCTATAATATTATCATCTATTGTGCTTTTAATTCCATACTGTGCTAATGCTTCACTTAGTGCGAATGTTTCTGTATCGCTAGTAATTATAATATCTTTACGTTTTTTGTTTATTTGCTTAGTTCTTAGACAAGCGTGAAATATCATCTTATATAAATAATAATAGTTTATATCATTATCTCCATATTTTAAATCTTTACCTTTCTTTGTTAATTCATCTATCTTAATATACATTTCGGATATAATATCTTGACAATCATCATTCTGACAACCAAAAGATCTACAGATTCTTAACCAGTCTTTATGCTTTTTATATGCTATTTCAAGAATCACGCTTTTTTACTAAATGTAATAAATTTCTGCCATTTAAACTAAACCCTACATTGTTTGCTAGTGATATAAATTCTAGAGGATTTTCTAATGGTGTAGGTCTACCACCACTATCTATCTCTTTAATCTTAATTATAGCTATAAAAGTATTCGTCCAAAATTCAGGATGATTTGTATACCTATGTAGAATTAAAAAATTGTCAGATTTGTTTAAAAATTTACCACCACCTTCTGCAGATCCTGCACTGGGAGGTTGTATATATCCTTCAAATTTATGTCCGTTAGGATGTTTGTGTCTAAGTGCTTCTGTAACTGCGTGTGTTACTAAATATATAGAGCATTTGTTTCGTCTTGTAAACAATCTCATATCACTCATAATAGCATAATCGTATTCGTGTGATCCATAAGACCTCATTAATTCTTTATCTCTTATCAATGAATTGTACGGATCTATCACAAAACCGTGAAAGTCGAACTCTTTTTTTATTACCTCTGCTTTAGCTAGTAATTCACTAGATGTAAAAGTTTCATCTATATCTATGTACCTAAAATGATCGTGTACCCATTCAATTTTTTCTTTCCAAACATTGTCTGCAATTTTATTAAATGGTAATCCTACAAGAAATTCACATAGTTTTTTACTTATACTTGTTGCTTCATTTTCTGCACTATAGACCAAAAATTTAAGATCATACTTACGTGCATAAAGCAAGAGCATATAAAGTAATGTTGTAGTCTTTCCAGTGGAAGCGTGTCCAAGTACCACATTAAAGCTGTTAAACTTAAATCTCCAGTACTCATCTATTTCATTAATCCCAAGTCGTAAACCTTCCTTTATTTTTCCATTACGAATATCATTTAATCTACTGACTTGAGATCTTAGTGAAACTGTATTAGAACGGTAGTCCGTCATCATCTTCAGTGTTGCGATCGGGACTGTGTTCCTTACTTGTTACTTCCTTATAATTATTGTTCTCTAGTTTGCTATAAGGTTTACCTGCTTTACTAAGCATTGTAATAAATTTTAAGTAACCTTCGTTCTCCTTAATGTGTTTTATTACATCAGGATCTTTTAACTGTTCTAAAAACTTTTCTACGTTTAAGCTGTTCTTAGATACTATAAAACTTTTTTCGTTTGTGTATGTATAAAGTCCGTTTATAAATACTGTATCAGATTTTTGTGCCATTTTATTGTGGTTTTGTCGTTAATAAATTATAGTATGCAATACTTATCTGTGCAATAGATGTCAGAATTGTTTGCTGTGCTTCTGCTTGTAATCTTTTAGAAGCAACTTCAACTGTTTCGTTTTCTAATATCTGATCTTTCTTAGCTTTTATCTTTAATGTTTCTTGCCAAGGTGCAGATGTAACAGTTTCAAACCCTAATTTACTAGCAACAGATAATGCAATACTTTGTTGTTGCGTTAAAGTTACATTATTTTGTGGACTTGATGTCTGTGCAGGTTGTTGATCTTCTACTTTTTTCATTTGTTTACCGTTTTGTTGGATTTTTTTTGTTACTGGATTTAATCTCTCACTTAATAAATATGTGACAACATCACCTTTAGCAAATGGATAAACTTTATTTGCAGGATAATTAAATACTGGAATCTCACCATTCTTGAAAGCAACTTTATGTTCTTTCATTTCTGTTCCGTCTTTACCTGACCAAACCTTACCTTCTTCTACCCAATCTATAGTAGCTTTTCTTTCTTCGTTTATTGCTAGTGCCATTATTTCTTATTAAAAAAGTTATCGTTAATCTGTATGTGCTTATCTATAACTGATAATACTTCGTCTGCGTTTGGTAATTCGCCCATATCTTCTTTTAAGGTATCTAATGTAAATACAAAAAGATCTCTTAATTGTTTAACGAAATCGCATTCGTTTTTGTATAGCTTTTTATACTTAGCTGTTAGCTCTTTGCTTTTTGCTAAATCTCTTGTTAAATCTTCTATACGTTCTCTACGCCATTTTAATTGGTCGTTTACAAAACTGTCAGCGACTGTTTTTGTATTTGTAATCGTGTTTAAAATACTCATAATGTTTTTGTTTTTGTGTTATTTATTTGATAAAGTTAATAAATCTTTTTTTACTGTGCAAAATATTTCATCTAATTCGTAATTTTCAATCTTAATTGTTTTCTTAGACAATATCATTAATTTATCTGCAGTACCTTCTCCGTGTATGTTATCAATAGCTTTACCAAACATATACTGATTACCTGCTAACCAATTATTACAGTACGCACACTGTGGATATACGTTGCGTTCATCAAACCTAGTCACTAAAAATCTTCTTGATACAAAATGACCTGCGTGTATTTGACCACTATCCCATATGTGTTTTTTACCACACGTAATACAAGTACAGTAACCTTTATGATCTGCGTTTTTTAATCTAACATACTTGCTAAATATTCTATCTATTTTTTTTATAAGTTTTCTACGCATAAACCTATTTAATTAAATATATATAGTATAGTATATAGTACAATATAGTTTAATACAACATAAATACAATACAATATAGTACTAAAGTTTTCTTATTTTTTCTAATCCACGAGATCCAAAATACGCACCATATACTAAGAGCATTAGTTGGTTAATTATATTTAGATCGTATTCCATAAAAAAACCAGTTGCATATACTAAAGTTAGGAATACTAGTGATATTGGTCTTACGTTTTTACTAAGCCAAGAATCAGACATAAGATCAGCTTCCCATCTACGAGTAACTGAATCCATCTCCTCAATCTCAATCTCGAGCATTTTAAGAGCAGTTTCTTTGTCCTCTGGAGGTAAACCCTTATCGTCTACTAAAAGTTTCTTAACGAGTCCCAGAACACCTCGATCAGGAATCGTCTCTGCTAGTGTCTGAAACACCCCTGATTTCCCTAGTAGGAATTGACCTAGTTTCGTTTCTTTGAACTTTTTTCGGTTTTTGCTCATATTTTACTTTTTTAGGTTGCACAGCTTTTGGTTCTGTATACATTTGCATACCTTCTTCTAGCGAATTTTTGTATACTTGTTTTCTGTTTAAACCTTCTACATACGTACAATGTACCCAGTTAGGTGTGTCTGTACCATATTCCCATATCAATACATCAAAATCTAAATTGTCTTTTATGTAATTAAATATGTCTTTGTTAGAAACATCTGTATTATCATTGTCTATATCTATAGCTTGTCCAGTAATGTGTTTACTGTGTGATACGCCACCTACCATACTATTTAATCTTTCGCAACGATACATACTAGATACGTATATTGGTTTCTTAAAATGATCTCGTATAGGTTGGAATAGTTTATCTGCTGTAAGTTTTAAATTGTCTAGTATTATTCCACTAGGTGTATTATTTAAATTTTTACGCTTTGCAGTTTCAGATCTACACGCTTCTGCTAATGTTAAGTTGTTAGATAATTTCATTATAGAGGATAATATTTATTCATAAACCACTGTAAAAATACTGTTGCCCAAAACATAGTTAACAATAACCATATTGTTGAGTAAATAACATAAGGTACGTTAAGCCAAAACGCTTCTTTAACACCTTCCCAAATTTTATTTAAAAAGTTTTTCATAATTTTTGTTTTAATAAAGTTAATTATTTTTTATTTAATAGGTCTAAAATCTTAAGCATTGTATATACAATAGTTGCTATAATTAATAGAGCTTGTAATACTTCATTTACTTGTGTCATACTTATTATATAAACGCTAATTCCTATTATTGTTGGTTTAAATCCTTCCATTACATTATTCTATTGTAAGTTCAACTAATTTCCATTCTTGGTTTTCTTCGTCCCAAGCATATATTTTTTCAGGTGATCCATCTTCAGGATAAGGTACAGGTGCTTCCCATTTATAATTTTCATTTAATGACCAACTTGCAAAAGGTTGTGGTGCATAAAAAGCATCATTATCTTCATCATAAGTATAACCTTGACCTGCAAAATTATATCTTATATTTCCATTATAAGATGTTTGAACCCAATTCCTGTGACCAAATAATGATTCACAAAAATCTATACCTTTAAATTCTAATTCTTGATCATCAACTGTTATTTCGTTGTTATGTACAACAATTACTTTTGTTACTATGTTATTTTCATTTAATTCTGCAAAATGTGCCATTTTAATTTATTTTAATTTTAACTATGTACGTATGTACCACTACCTGTAAATTTTATTATTGTATCACTACCTGATGTTGTTACTGTAGGACTTCCTGTTGTACTTCCTGAATAGTCTGCTGTCGGTAACCTTAATATTACAACACCACTTCCACCTGCACCATATTCTCTGTAAGTAGTACCAGGATTTGAACCTCCACGACCTCCAGCACCTAAATTAACTGTACCATCTCTTTGACCTATTGAAGAAGATGATGTTCCGTGATACCCACCTCCTCCAGTAGGTTGTGTTGTATCAATCGCACCATTACCACCACCTGCATAAGTTACAGAACTTCCTGTTATGGATAATGCTAAACCATTTCCACCTTTACCACCAGTATCATCATTATATATAGTTCCAGGATTAGCGTTTGAACCAACTCCTCCTGCTCCACCACCTCCTGCTCCACCCCAGTTTCCTCCTGAACCTGATGCCGAACCTCCTGCATAACCTTGATTTGCAGTTCCTGCTCCACCTGAAAACGAACCCCCATTATATGATCCTGCTCCACCACCTGAACCTCCTGCATTTCCTGGACCTTGTTCATTTCCTCCTAAATCTCCCCAACCACCACCTAATGAGGTAATTGCAGCAACACCAGTAATAGATGAATCAGAACCTTGACCTCCTGAATTATATCCATCAAATCTACCTGTTATTGATCCACCTGCACCAATAGTTATTGTATAAGTTCCTGCAGACATTATTACACCTGTTTCAGATGATCCTCCACCTCCTGATGTACTACCATAACTTGTTCTTAATCCACCTGCACCTCCACCTGCACCTACATTTGCACCTCCACCAGCACCCCCTGCTATCACAAGGAAATCTGCTACTACTTCAGCTGCTGCTAATAAACCAAAATTTATACCTTGTCCAAACATTTTAACTTGCTATTTGACTAATACTATACCAAAATTCTGTAGCACTTACACACGTTATTTGATATAAATTCTTTTTAGAACCTGTATCATCATATGTACCTGCTATTTTATTAAACGTACCTGATCCTCCACCTACTTGCCAAGTATCTGCAGTATAACTACTTCCTGCCCCTGTTACTATTAATGTTTTTGTAACTCCTATTTTAGGGTTGGTTATGTTTAGTGTTGTATTTGCGTTAGGTGTTAAAGTAAATACTTGTGCATCATCAAAATTTACTACAACTGTTGCACCTGCACTTAAAGCATCAACTGTTGTGAATTCATCAGCTACTTTGTTATAATTTATAGCATTGTCAGCAACCATATCTGTTGCCACTTGTACTTCTGCAATAGTACCTGCACTTGCTGCACCTAATACTCTATTATTAGTAGACGTATCTTGCATTTTCGCATACGTTACGTTATCGTCGGTTATTTTTGAAGTTGTTACTGCATTGTCTGCTAAGACGTTTGTTGTTACTTTAGTTGTTGCCATATTTTTTTATTTAATTAATCAGCTAATCTCCAAGCCATATATATATATTTTTGTCCACTACCATTAGAACTTCCCCAACGAGGTAATTCAAAACCTGTTGATGTTAAAGCAAATGTATTATAAGTTGCTTCAGTTGCCCCACTATTTGCATATAACACTGTATTGTTTCCTCTTGCAGTATCAAACATCAACCAATCTTCTGCATTTGCTAATGATTTTACAATTACAAACGCAGGTGCAAACCCTACGTTAATTGTATGTCCTGCAGATCCTGTACCAGTATATGAATCAAATTTTGAAAATCCTTCAATATCAGCAAAACAATAAGCAATATGTTCCTGTCCATTAGTATTTACATTCCCTGCGTCAGATTTAACTGTAAAAACACTTGATGTTGGATCTGTACTATTCCAAGGATTGTTACTTGTAAGTTCTCCGTCTGTACTATTTAATTTAATTCTATATGCTGCACTTGTTAATCCTGTGTGATAAACTGCCCAATCACTTGTTTGCCCTAATTTTTTTACAATAATTGTTTTTGGTATAACACTCAATCCGTGACCAATAGTCTGATTGCTTGATGAATTCCCAGTATATTTTACGATTGAAAATCCTGCATCTTCGTTTGCTTGAACTGTACTTGTAATACTCCCCGCTGCACTGCTACTAGTCGATCCTTCATTTGCTCTCCAACACCACGCGACAAAGGTTTTACCATTTCCATTTACATCACCATTACCTGCTAATGTAAATCCATCTGTATCAAAAGATTGTATTTGGTCGCTTCTTGTTAATTCAGCAGTAGATTCACTTGGGACTATATATTTAGTTGCACCTCTTGTTGAATCTGCTACCATATGAGCGTGAGCTGTACTTCTACATTTTATCCATACAAAGTCAGGTTTAAAGCCAACACCTGTGATAGCTTGACTTCCACTATTACCTGTATAAGTAACTACATTAAATGCGTCTGCTAATGCTGCTGGAGCACCTGTAAAAAGTTTTTTATTTAAGCTCATAATTTACTACGTCTGCTTTTTTTGTTAAACTTAATATTTCCATAGTTTGATCATTATGGTTGTTTAATATAATTGCCCTAGCATCTTCAACGTGTTGTGGCACTTCAATACCTCTATCAATTTTACGAATATAATACCAGTCTGTTTCTTTCAATTTACTATAAGTTGTAACGTCTAATTGATTTAATTTACTTTCTTTTAAATGAGGGAGTCCTTCTGACCAAGTTTTTGTCTTTACTTCATAATAATATTTATTATCTTCTAAATACAATTCACCTAGCTCCTCTATAGTAGGATCATACTGCGGATCTGCTATTTCATAAAAACCTTCTTCTTCTAACACTTCTGCAGGTGAACTTCCAAAGCCACCCATATAGTGCTTTTTACCATTCCAAGTAGAAGGTAATTTGTTAAATACTTTTATTTCTCCGTTAATTTCTATTGCTCTCATAATTATTATGGTGTTGGATCACTTGCGTAAGGTTGTACTGAATACATATAAATTGGATTAGCAGAATCATTAGTACATACTATTTGTATTAAATTATTCGTGCTTCCATCATAATCAGTAGATCCTACTTTATTAAATGTTGCGTTCGTTTGACTAAATGTTTGGGTATGATTACCTGATAAAATTAGATCAATTACTTGACCTTGTTTTGCATTACTAAATGTAAAAGTTGCATTACCGTTTGATGTTGCTGTAAATGTTGTTGCTGCACTAAAATCTAAAGCAAAAGATGATGCAGTACCTAATGCACTTAATGCAGTATATCTGTTTTCTAGCTTATCAAAAGTTACGTTATTATCTGCTATATGTACTGTGTCTATAGAACCATCTACATACTGATTAGAATCTACAGAATTTGCTGCCATCATAGAATTTGCAACTGTACCTGTATCACCAGTTCCTACTAAGTTTCCTGAAGCTGTTGGCAATACTAATACTGCACTACTTGCAGCACTATGAGGTGCAGCTTTTAATGTTTGATAATGAGCATTACTAACTTCACAATAGAATCTCATTTCTGCTACATTACTTGTACCAGTTCTAATTTGTATAGATCCATCAGCAATAGTTACACCACCTGATGATCCATTACCACCCATTGTAAATGCGTTTGGCGTTGCAGAAGATAAACTTAATGTTACATCACCTGTACCTGCTGAAGCAGTTATACCGTCACCACCTGTTATGCTTTCTACTACATTACTAAGATTAACAGCTACTAAATGTTGTACTTCAATGCTTGTTCCATTAGGTACGTTTGTATCAAAAGTTAGCGTAGTTCCTGATACTGCGTATGAACTATGTAATTGGTAAACTCCATCAAAATAAACTGATAACTCGTTTTCGCTACTAGCAGAATTACTTAATGTATATGCTGCAGTACTACCGTTTCCAGTATAAGTATCTATTGCTATTGTGTTTGCTCCCGCTGTCGCTGCTATAGTTAATGTGTCAGTACCTGCATTTGTAGTTATACTTACATTAGATCCTGCAGCTATAGTTAATGTATCATTTGTACTATCTGCTGCTATTGTTGTCTGACCTGATACTGCTATATTACCAAAAGCGTTTGCACCTACAGCTGTGTTTGATATTGTAATTGCACCATCTGCATTTGCTATACCTATACCAGTACCTGCAGTTAATAATGCGTTTTCAAATATAGAATTTGTATTATCATATATTAATACGTGTCCTGCTGCAGGAGATGTAATTGTTGTGTCTGTTAAATTATTTAAACCTGCATTTAAACTAAAAGTTGTTCCACCTAAAGCTAATCCTGTTCCTGCACTATAGGTAGTGTTTGTATCTGTAGCTGCTATAGTTAGTGTATCGCTTCCTGCTGCAGTTGTAAGTGTTACGTTACTACCTGCTGCCATTGTCAATGTATCAGTAGAACTATCTGCTACTAAATCACTTTGACCTGAAACAGATATTGTTTTAAAACTGTCAGTTTGTGTATCAGTTGCTGCAAAAGTTATAGTATCTGATCCTGCTGCTGTTGTTATAGTAACATTACTTCCACCTACAAGAGTTAAAGTGTCTGTTGAACTATCAGCTACAACGTCAGTTTGTCCACTTACAGATATAGTTTTGAATGAATCTGTTTGTGTGTCTGTAGCAGCTATTGTAAAGTTCGGATAAGTACCACTAACTGCTATATTACTACCTGCTGTTAAAGCAACTGTCTGATCAGGTGCTGAATTTGTTATTGTAAAATTAGGATATGTACCTGATGTTGTTATTCCAGTACCACCAGTCAATGCAACCGTTTGGTCAGGTGCTGTATTAGCAATCGTTAATGTACCTGCAGCGTCATCATAGGTTTTACTAATTGAAGCTCCTGCTACAACTAAATTTGCTACTCTATCATCTACTCTTTCGTCTGTAAAATATAAATTAGATCCTTCTGTTAAATTTGCAGTAGTTTTTGTAGCTAATGCAGTAGTAAATCTTGCTGTTGTGTAATAAAGGTTACTACTACCTTCCCCAATATCATCTGTATCTAATGTAATATTAGCACTACCGTTAAATGATACACCATTTATATTTCTAGCTGTTGCTAAAGTTGAAGCTGTGGACGCAGCAATACCTAAACCATCAACATAGGATTTTGTTATATGTGCTTGTACATCTGACGCACTTGCACCAGTGTACGTAATAACACCTGTCGAATTATTGTATGCTAAAGATCCATCACCACCTGCGTCTGTTACGCTTATCAATCCTCTAACATCTGAATTCGAAGCACCAGTGTACGTGAAAGCACCTGAACTATTATTATAACTAAAACTTCCTAATCCCCCTGCGTCCGTTGCAGATAAATCTGATAAACTTATACCTGAACCACTATTTGCTATTGTAAAATTTGGGTACGTTCCAGAAATACCAATACCTGATCCTGCAGTTAAACTTACTGTTTGGTCAGGAGCAGCATTCGTAATTGTAAAACTTGGATAAGTACCAGTTATAGAAATACTTGTACCCCCAGTTAGTGCCACAGTTTGATCAGGAGCACTATTTGTTAATGTTAAAGTACCTGCACCGTCATTATATGCTTTTGTAAGTCCAGTACCAACTTGTAATAAAGTATTTACTTGATCATCTACACGTTCATTTGTATAATACTTATTTGTTGCTTCTGTTATGTCGTCTGTGTCTAGTGAAATATTTGCTGTACCATTAAAGCTAACACCTGCTATTGTTCTTGCAGTT